GATAGATGGTTTAATAAGTTATCCGCTAGTGATATAAATAATTATTATGGAATAGATTTATTAAAACAAATTTCTCAATCACTTGATAGTAAAATAGGTGATATTAGAAATGATAGTTCTATACCAAGAGTTTCACCAACTGGTATACATATAGATTTTATCAATAAAGATTTAACACCGGTTGAGAATGAAATGCCTGATACTAAGATTAAATTTACTCAAAATTTGGAAAATTTAAAAAGAAAATTAGGTGTATGATACTTCCATTTCAAGAAAATAAATTAGATAATAATGTATTTATCAGAGAGTTTAAACAAGATACTGACTCTGGTGAGTTTATGTGGCATCGTGATAGAGAAGATAGAATAATTGAATCTATTGGTGAAACAGATTGGCAAGTACAATTAGATGATGAATTACCAAAAATTATTGAAGGTGAAGTTTTTATACCAATGGGAGTTTATCACAGAGTTATAAAAGGAACTGGAGACTTAAAAATAAAATTACAAAAATCATGAAGTATTTAAAAGTATATGAATCATTCATACTAAATGAAAATGAGATGAAGTTTGAAATTACTTGGAAAAAACCAGATGATAAAACAATTTTGTCAGAATTACATGAATTGATAAATAACATGGAATTGTTTTTTAAACCAGAAAATTTTGATAAGGTTTATAACAAGATACCTAGTGTCTTCCATTACGTAGTAAAAAATTATCTTAAAAAAGATACAACTGATGCTGAAGAAATTAAAAAACTATTATTAAATAAAAACCCAGAAAGTTTTGGTGAATTTAAAAAAGACATAGTGGGTGTACCAAATGATAAAGGTGTTATAGAAGGTGGTGATCCAACCTGTATAAAAGAAATATCAGATTTTATAAAATCTTGTGAGGTAGTTACTTGGAATAATGTTGATTCAACCGGAAATATGGGAGATTTAACAAAAATATTTGGACATGTATCTGGAAAGGGAGGTTGGAAAGGTTCTTTTCAAGTTAAAAATAAAGGCATAAAAGGTATTGAAGAACTAAAAAATGCATTACCCACTTGTCCAATTAAAGCAGATGTTGAAAGATACTTAATAACCTATGATGACTTGATTAAAAATCATGGTAAAATATCTCTACCAACTCCTTTTGTCATAAACCTAAAAGATAATGATGGTAATCCATTTAGATTGATTGGAGGACATAAACGATCTACCATAGCTCTTCAACTTGGTATACCGGTACAAGTACTATTCATAAAATTTTAAAAAATAAAAACCCTATTATCTAATAGGGTTTTTGTAATTTAACTCATGGTTAAATCTCTTACTTATAAATTCATTTAGTTTTATACATTTCTCAAACATTTCTTGTTCTTCTAATTCTTTTACAATTTCTTGTAAATAATCTTTAGTATAAACTTTCAAATTACGGTTATATAATATACCATTTGTAATTCTTTCAAATACGTTTTCTGCTCTCATTTTTAATCTTTTTTAGAACTATAGTTCTCATTATAAATTCTAATAACCTCATCATATTCAGTTACTACTCCTTCTCTAAAAGTATCATTATCATACTTTTGTTTGTTTATATACTCTTTTATATAATCCGCATAATCAAGTTGTATAGAAATATCTAATTTTTCTTCATCAAACTCTTCATCAGGTGTTGAATCAACTGCTTCATCAACCTTAGTAACTATATCATCAATATAATCCACTGAAGAGAATCCACTATTCTCTAATAAAACTTCTAACTTTCTTCTTAACTTTCTATTACTAATAAGTAAGTTATTTGAAATAGATAAATCGATATAATCTTTTGAATTTCTTAAAGCATCCAATCCATCAACATCAGTTTCTGAAATAACATTATATTTTCTGAATACCGGTGAAAATGTATTCGGTATAAAAGTAACTTCATCATCAGATAAATCTAACATTGTTATTCCCTTTTGATCACCATAATCGTTTCTATCCATTTGATATAAAGACCCTATAAACGTGAAATTACTATTCTCTTGGCGAATGTGTATATGACCAGAGAAAGCTCTCTTATACGACTTAAAATCTTCTACATCTATCTTATCCGCGTTTCTATGTGCAACTGAATTAAGGTGCATTTTACATCCATTTAAGTCAGAGTGACACATTAGATAATCACCTTGATTAGATCTAATCTCATTTACCATATCTAAACGTTTTTCAACCCAAGGCATTAAAACGATTCGTTGACCACCTAATTGTAAGATTGTTGTTTCTTCATATACGGTAATGTTATCGATATATCCATATAATCTAACAGAGTTTACTTCATTAGACCCTTTATTCCAAAGATCATGATTTCCAACCATTATATGAACAGGAAGAATTTTAGCTAACTCTCTAAGTATTTTTTCTACTTTATTTAAAACAATAATAGGTAAACTAGTTCTATTATCAAATAAATCACCAAGGTGTATTAAGACATCACCTTCTTTTACATTTTCTTTTAAGTAAGGTATAACAAACTCATAAAATGTTGACTCCATCATATTCAACCACTTATCTAAATTATTCAGATAAATACCGAAATGTGTATCAGTTATCATAAAAACTCTCATCAATAAAAATTCTTTTTTATTTATATGATATTTATCTACAAAGTTATATGTTTTGATCTAATATTTCATTTATTCTACTATATTCCCAATAAGGTACTCTAATCAATCTTATATTATTATCAATACAATATTTATTTTTAATTTCATCATTTGTGGTTATATATTCTAAATTTCCAATACCAAAGTATTTATTTTCTATAAAGTGATGTTCACCATCATATTCAATAATCATTTTATAATCAGGTAAATAAAAGTCAAACTTTAATCTCTTTATTCTTTTACAATCTTCAAAAGAGTGATTCATAAAAAATAATATTTTTTTACTTTCAAGATAAAATTTAATACTATTTTCTCCTCTTGATGTCGAATTACATAAAGAACAACCGTGGCCATATTCATGATAGTATAAGTATTGACTAAACGTTCCGTGAATTTTACAATAGATATTAATAAATCCCTTATATACATTTAAGTCATTATAAAGATAAGCATCTTTATGTATTTTTTCTAGATTATTTAATCTTTCCTCGGTAATGCTAGTAAGTTTGTGAGAGTCTCTTGCACATTGCTCACAACCAGAACCAGCATATAGATGTGCATCTGGTGTTTGCTCAAATATACCATGAACAGGACATATTATCTGAACCTTTGTCCTGGTGTTTTTATAAATCACTAAATCGTATTTATATCTAGAATTATGTTTTGCTTCGGATCTTACTATGAAATCTTTACCTCTTTTAGACTTTATATTTAACGATTTAATCTCTCTAATTATAGTATTCTCCTTTAATCGACAATTCTTATTACAGAATTTTCTATCTGGTCTACCATAATTAATCTCTTTACTACAATACCTATAACTACATTCCATATACTATATATTATATACTAAAAGTGGAAATGTCAATTTTCTTAACATATTTAATAAAAAGACAGATATGTATAAAAAAATAATAATATATAATTTATAAAAAATAATTAAAAAGCATATGCCCTTACCTCACTTTACCCAGTTACAAGGCGTTGGTTCACCTGGGGGACCTGGTACACTACCAGATGAAGTAGTATATTTAAACTTATTTGAGATAACATTTATATTACCTGTTATCTTACAAGCACAAGGTAGAGACCCGATCTTGTTATTACAAAATGCAACTAAAGTATCTTTAAACTTAACTGAGTTTGAAGGTGTTGGTACTAAACAACAAAGATTCAAATACTCTACAAGAGAGTTTGTTACAACTCCTACTAAAACATCAGGAGTTATTGCAATTCCTATTCAAGTAAATGTTAATCAACAAGGTTCTATAGAGAATTGGAATACAATGAAAGCTTGGTATGACTTAGTATTTAACTCTCAAAATGGTGCACTTCACTATAAAAGTGATATTATTGGTACTATTATTGTTAATCAACATGATAAAAAAGGTGTTGTATTAAGAAGAGTAACATTCCAAAACTGTCAAATAACTAAATTACAAGGTTATGATTTAGATTGGAGTTCTAATAATATTATTGATTCAGTATTAGCTGATTTCACATATGATTACTTCATCGATGAGTATATTGATAATAACTTTACAATCAACCCACCGTTGGTTTCAGGTTACTAATATCATTTATAATAAAAATAAAAAATCCATCAAATTGATGGATTTTTTTATTTTTATGTATTTTAGAATTTAGGCATTTGCATATTACCAGTCATACTTTGAGCACTTTTCATCATTGAACCAGTGTCTGGCATTGAACCTCTTTGACCCTCTTCTTCTTTTTTCTGATTTTTATCTTCTTCTTCAAGAATCTCATTAACTAATTTAATGTTTTCTTCAAGCATCCAAAAAGGCCATTCATCCATTGCTGCTTCCTGAGTATGGAAGTGTTTTTGAAGTAGTAATTTATTCTTTAATATATGCTTCAAAGGCATCATGAATAACGAAAATACCTGACGTTCCGTTGGGAAACTGCATTTCTGTGGTAACCTCCTCACCACACGTACAAACCTTACCTAATTTTTCAATACCAAAGGTCATTTTACCAATTGCGGCATTTAAAAACTGAAATGAAATATCATCCATCTCTTGAAACTCTTTTAATTTTGTTTTAATACCATCTAACGTGATACTTGATCTACCATTTAACATAAATGGGATAATTTTTAAGAAAGCCAAATTAGGAGTATTTTTCTCATTATTCTCTTTAATGATATAATCAGTAAAAGCTTTTTGCAATCCAATATTTGGAGGAGTTATTTCAAACTGTCCACCATTTATTGTTTTGAATGAGAATGAACTTGATGCAGGTG